CTATTTTTGCTGCTGTGATTGCGTTTGCTTCAATTTTATTTGTTGTTACAGCATTCGCTTCAATTTTATCAGCAATAATTGCATTTGCTGCAATTTTTGAAGCTGTTATTGCATCTGTTGCAACTTCTCGAGCACTGATTACGCCAGCATCAATTTTACCAGCAATAATAGCGTTTGATGCTATTAAACTTGCGGTGATATTTGCTGCAGCAATATCTGTTGCTCTGATAGCACCTGCTGCAATCTTACCTGCAATAACAGCGCCTGCAGCTAATTCAGTTGCAGTAATAATGCCAGCTGATAAAACAGGTGTACCGGAACCTGTAATAAAACTATTGTAAGATGACCACGCACCACCTGTAAAAAGATAAAGATTACTTTCATAAAATCCTTGTCTGCCGTTAAAATCTCTACCATCTCCTGGGCCGGTAGGCAATGAGAAAGTTGTAAATATTTCAACACCGCTAATAGAATTAGAAGTAGGTGTAAATGATGCACCGGGGCTTACCCAAGCAGTTCCATTCCAAATATATAATCCGCCATCTGTAGTATTATAAACAGATTGTCCATTTGCTGTTCCGTTAGCTGAAAGATTTGAAACTAAAGAAATTGCGCGAACATTTGCATTCGCAGTTATTGAATTAAATACATTTGTAAAATTTGTTAAAGATGTTACATTTACATTAACCAATGCGTTTTGTAATTGCCCCAAATTAACAGTAGTTACGTTTGCTAAGGCATTTGCTAACAACGTGAGATTCACAGGCGCGACATTTGCAAGTTTATTCGCCAATATAGTTAAATTTGTAGAAGTAATATCAGGCCAACCTTCAAAATTACTACTTCCGCCACCTCCTCCACTATAATATGCCAAATTAGCATACGCATATACATTGTCAAAATTTTGATTTACTTTTACAAATGCTGTACGTAAGGAATCCCCTTGCCCATCATTTGGGTAAGTACCTACGTTAACATTACTGATTGAATAAGATGGCATTTATTTTTCCAAATTCTGTTTTACTAATTGTTGCAAAAGAGATTTTATCTCAGACATTTCGGATTTCATATTATTTATTTCACCTGAGATATCAGTTACCTGACGAGTTAACTCTTTTTTATTTTTATACTCTTTTAATCCAACCACATCAATGTTAACCAATGCTTTATTTCTAACATTCTTTACAAATCTATTTTCATCTTCTATTTTTACATACATTTTATATCACCGATGTTGCTATTAAATTTCTAATTTTAGGTACAACTGTTTTATCATGAGAATAGAATACAACTTTAATCTGAAACTTATTAAAATCTTTAAATGTTGTTATTGTCTCACCTACCAACGTTTCATATTCTAGATTTGCAAAGCCGGTTGTTGTTTCAGAATCTGTTTCCAAAATCTTATATACTTCTGTAAAAAAGTCTTCCGAATACCCTGCATAAGACTTTTTGCCCTCTAGACTGTCCGGAGCAGTAACTGTGGCATTTTGATTATACAATGGCATTCTTCTCCATGGCAAATTATCTATATTATTATCGGTATTAATATCCAACGCGCTTTTTACTCTGCAGAAAACGTCTATATCTGTGCCATATTTCCTGTTAACATCCAATTTAACTTCTAAACCAGTTGAATCAAATCCAGATGCAAGAGTAATAACTTTACTAATATATCTACTAAGTGCTACTCCCCCTGTTGGCAATAACTCAGAATCTCGAGTATCTTGGTCAAAAGGACTATTAAGTTCGTTAGCAAATGTGTACAATGATAATCTAGATTTATCTAATAATGGAGATACATCTGCAGAATCATTTGTAAATGTCACTCCTATTTTTATATCCCCTTTTGCAATTGCTTTTTTCCGTCTATCTAAAACTGTAGAAGAATTTTGATTTATAGCAACCGCACCGGATAAATTTCCGGGAGATGATAGTTCATTTACCGTATTAATTGAATAAGAAATACCACTTACTTCACCTTCGCCGGTAGTTAAAGCATCCAATAAAACACTATCGTAAATTGTTTCGGGTATTGCTTCATTTTGTAATTCAAAAAATGCAGTTCCTTTTGCAAAAACAGCTTTATTTACTGAAAAACATAAACATTTATTTATTTCTTCCAACCAAGTATTAGTATTTTGCGATTTAAATAATTTCCCTATATAGGGTTCTTTTTGTGCAGGCCCCATCGTTCCTGGCCCAGGTTCTCCAAATATTGCAGTATATATAGAATAATCCTTTGAATCTGTTAAAATGGAAATTCCATACTCACCCGGTGGTAATTTTGAAAGCACCGGGAATGATGTATATGAAGACTGAGCAGCTAATGATGTAGTTATTAAAGCATTTGCAGGGACATTTACTGCGGCCGCCGGCACCACACAAACCGATCCCGGTATAATTTCGTTTGATGAAGGAACGCCGCCGATAACTTTTCTTAATTCTATTGATACCGGAGCCTTACTATCTTTTGTGGCAAACCATAAATTAACCGATGATAAAAATAATCCTTTTGGATATTTTGTTGCATCAACAAAAAATGTTTGTGTAAACGGAGTTAATATTGATACCGCTCCCCCTAATTTTGCAGCATCCGCAACATTTGTTTCAGCAACGGATGAAGTGGTTGAAGTAATTACTGTACTACTTCGTGTACTATCTACAGATGTATCCGGGAGTGAAGATACCCCTGTAATTGCAAATCTTGCAACGATTGTACTAACAGAGTCCTCGCCACCGCTACTTTGGCCTGAATCAATAAAAGATACATTTACTTGGCCGTCAATTACTAATGAATATGTTCTTGCGATAATTATTTTACCCGAAACATATCCTTCGGCGTTAGTTATTAAAGGGTCTCCTGAAAAATATAAGACATCATTATCTTGCCCTGGAATAGGATCAGGAGTAACTAACTTGCTATAATCTAATCCATTTATAAATGTTTTTAATGATGTGTATGGTGGTGCACCCGTAATTGTAAAATTGTAAACACCATTAACGCCACCTCGTGTATAACTACTTAAAGCACTCATTTTGTTGACCCTTACTCTATAAATCTACTATTTACTAACGCTGTTTTAAGTAAAGCCAATTTTGCTTCACCTGCATCTTGTAATTGAGGAACAATACCTGCAGTATCAAAACTAGTACTATCAATTGATGCGTAATCACTTACAAATCCATTATCTATCGAATATTGTTTTGATGAAACTACGTTTGCTGCAATATATGTATTGTTATTATCAAGTGTTTGTGATATAAAATTTTGAAGAGCAATTGCGTTTGCGGTAACATTTCCGGAAAAACTTTTTGGATAAATTAATACGCCATAATGAGGTGCAATTACTCCGTCAGAAACATTTATGTTTGCTCTCACTTCTAGATAGTCTACATTTGATCTATCCACAAATGCGTTTCTGTTATTTACAATATAATATGATTGATATAAAAATGTTTCTGTTGTATCCAGTCCCACTGATCTTATATGATCTGCATATATAATGTCATCTAAATCGTTAACAACGTTTAACCAACCTTGTGCATTTGAACCATATGTTACTTGCAGATCTCGAACAACATTACCAAAAAATGATATTGCGCCATTGGACATGCCTTGCACGTTTAAATTATCAAGTTGTATCATTTGTTAATTCCTTTAATATTTCTACGAGTTTTGCAAAATTTCAAACAGCCATCATTGCATCAGACAACACATCGCCTGGTTTGCCGCCACCGCCACCGTAGCCAATGCCAGTTGCGCCACCAAACGGTGTAGCTCTGCCGCCATCGTCCGACACTCCAAAACTTGATTGATCTAACCCATTTTGGGGCGCGTTGCCCTGATTTTCCCCGCGGTCATGATGAGAATTGAGAACGTCAGCAGAGACACTTACTACCGTATCGTCGTTCGTCACCGCAGCTTGCGCTGCAGTTGCAGCAACATCGTTTTCTATTTCGGTAACTCTAGCAGCATAATCAATACTGTCTTCCTCAGTAGTTTCTCTTACAGTAAGATTTCTAACTGCATTCGTTGCAAACCCACCAGACCCCGAAAATGAGTTAGGATATGAATCAGCCTTGCCGCCACCCTGTAGTGTTCCGCTAGAATTAATTTGAGTAGATTGTACTATTGTGGTATTTCCCTGAATGTTTTGAGGAACCCCCGTAGGTACAATTTGTCCTGTAATTTGTTGTTCAGTATATAGCATGGTAATTAAATCATCGCGATATCTAACATCGGGATCTGTTATAAAAGATAATTTATGGTGCGCGCCAGAAAAAGAAGGTCTGCATTCTTTTTTATTAGTATTAATTGTTGCAGTAAAGTATGGACTTGTTATTAATGCTGCGTTATGATTGCTAAAATCTTCAACAAAAATGCCTGTAGTATATAATACATTACCTTGTATGCCGCCTCTATCAAATACTTTATTGTTTAATGCTGCAATTTCAATGCTTTGACGTTGTACTCGTTTTTCCAAAGAAGTTAACCTTGAAGAAATAATACCAATACTTTTCATAGTATATCTATTATAATTTGTATGTATTACTTTGGCGCTGCTTGATGACGCAGTATATGGAGGAGACACAATTGTGGCAATCAATTGTTGTGTTCTATTAGATTTGTCTAAAGGAGCTTTTGGTGTTACTGAAGATGTTCCCAAATCTAATCTAAATTTGTTGCCAGTTTGTTTAGCTGTATCGGCTTTAACATCTGTTGTTTGCACATATACTCTGTCAATTCTTGGCAAATAATATTGTAAATCAACCTGTGTCCCTGGAACTGCCAGTGGATCCGGTCTAGAAACGGTAGTTGTTCTATATGTAAAACCGGTTATAGGATATTTAATTCTTGCTGGTCTAAAGTCCAAGCAATCTCTTAAATTAAATGTTGCTGCACCCTCAGGAGATCTATAGGTTGGAATTTTAGCATATAGAGTGTTTGCATATGAATTTACTGTAAATGGTCCTGTCCCTCCACCGTGTTCAAAATAATCAACAATAACAACCACATTACCAACATTTGCAGCATTCTGTCCTAGAAATTTTATTCTACCCCAATCATACACAAAGTCTCGTTGCCCATCATCTAAAGTATATAATAACAATGATTGGGGACTTACTTTTGACCACGCATTTGTATTACTAACTGCCTCGTTTGTAGTTACTAACGCTTTATATAATCTGTCTTCATACGAAACATATTTTCCCGCGCTATATGTATTTGCATTAAGATATTTTCCGTGAAAATTTGTACCAGAATCAATCTTATAAACATTTTTTAATGCCGTTATATCTGGATAAAACAAAGTAATCCAGTCGTTTGAATTAATATCAGTAACAACCGGCCAATTTTGTTCCAACGTTTTTGTTCTTATTGTTTCTTCATTAGTTTGCAAAGTTGCGATAATGTCTAATTTGGCAGCAACTAAACTATTAGCATGCGTAATAGTCATATTAGTTTTATTCAAATCTAAATCTAATGTCACAGTTGAAGAATCCACATACGCGCCCGTGAAGTAATTTGGATTACCTGTAGTCGTATCTTCTTTTTTCTTAACTATAATAGTATAATATTGTTGAGAATAATATTTTGTTAGAGAATCACCTGCACTACCCACAAATTTATTAGGCGAAGATGTTGTAATAGACGCAACTCCGTTGGTCATTTGTACATTGGAATATAATTTCGTATAAACGGTGTTTATATTGGTAACATCTTTAACATAAGAATTATTAATAGGAAATACATACCTGCTGTTTTGTGTTGATTCAAAAATAACAAGATTGTTAGATATTGGTTCTAACCCGCCCGCATTCGCAGCAATGTTTGCGAAGAAAAGCGGATTTGCGTATGTACCGTAGTTTCCTTCAATATTAGAATAATCATTGCCGACACTTATGATTGAACGTATAGAAGTAGCATTTGAAGTAGTACTTGTTTGTTCAAAGTTAAACCAATAAAATCTATACACAGCTGTAGTATTTGAGCCTGATTCATATTTTAAGAATTTAGGTGAAATATATCCTACCCGAGTATTCGAACTCATGGCAGCAGTATTTGTTGTATTATGGGCTTCCCAATAATCTCTTAGTGTAAAGGTTTCGGGGTCAAATAGCCCATATTTTGGAGAATTTATTAATACATATCTACCAAAATAAGTGTTAACATCTGTTTCTACTATTGTTTCAAAATCTCTTGCTTTTGGAACAATTAATTCTGTTTTGTCAGATGTTTTAATTTCATAACCACCTATGTAAGCTTTTCCTTTACTGATAAAAAATCTATTATCTTCACCTGAACTCGTTGAACCCGCAGATGATAATCTAAATGGTTCTATACTATAGTTTCCGGATTCGTCATATGTTCTTTCAGCAAGCTTATCTGAAAGTGCGGAGTATGTAGTATCAACCGCAGAATAGTTTAATATATTTTTTCCATCAATAAATTTTGCAATTGCTACATAATCATCTGTAACATCCGCTTTAAAATCTGCATCTAAATCTACTGTATCCAAGGTTAATGTAACTTTTAATCTATCTGCACCGGGTGCAAGATAATTAGAGCTACCAAATGCGGGATCTAGTAAACTGGAATCATCATTATAATTTACTGTAGATTCCGTATACCTATAAATGACAGCTTTTTTGTCGGGGTATGGTGCGTATTTTTGCGGAACAATTGCTTGAGATTCTACATTTATAAAAAATCCTTTTTTATAATAAATTCCAGAAGATGCACTTAGTACAGCAGTTGCACTGGACCCTTTTCGCTTAAACTGTAAGGATATACCTGTTCCGGTTGTTGCTAAGTTATCATTTAGTCTAACAGATGTTGCAGATAACACCTCGATTACATACAAAGGAGAAACACCAAATCCATCAACTACATATAATTGATCTCCCACCTTTAAATTGGTAGATGCCGTTATAGATGTAATTTTTTCAGAATATTGCTCTGTTGTACCTGTAATCGAAATATCAATATCTTCGACTAATGTTTCTGTACCAACATATATGTTGGATTTTATTTGCGCAGAATCGATATCGGAATAAAAATATACAGTTTCTCCTGATATAAATTCACCGTTACCTTTTGATGGTCTAAACACTACCGTATGCGGATCACCAATTGTAGGGGTGTCTGCATTAAATACAAATTCAACTTTTCCAAAAGTATTAGATGTTGCGCCGGTTACATACGTTCCCAAATAAGTATTAATATTCGCAACACTCATACCTGTTAATTTAAGAGATTTGTGTTGATTATTTGTTATTGCTAAAGCACTTGGATTTTCTTTTGATGCCCGTGTGCCGTCAACAAAAATGTGACTGGCAAACGACTTAATTTGATTCTGTAGGATAGTTTGAAGCTGAGTTAATTCTCTTGCTTGAACAGGCACGCCAGGCTTAAAAAGAATTCTATAAAAATTCTTTTGAGGATCAAAATCGTCATAATACGGAGAAGTTGTTAAATTTATAATCATTTTTTATATCCTAGAATTAAAATTCTATAACTATGTGAATATTTTCTGCCTGGTCAGATTGTCTTGTTATTTTACTACGATTTTCAACATACAAAGCTTTGCCGGTATTGTGTTGTATTTCGGGCGCCACTATAGATGCAATATTTCCGGTTGCAAGAGATGTGCCTCCGCGCAAAATTTCACCTACAGTAAAATCTACAGCGCCCGAATATAAGTTTTCAGGGGTTATATATCGAATCGCTACATTTGATCCAACCACATTTGCGCTTACAATTAACGCAGATGCTTTGCTAGTATCCCCGGTAATTAATTCATCTAACGAAAATGTTCCAGTTGCACCCGTTACATTTAATGTATATGTTGCATCTAAAGTAATTTCTGTTGCAACATTCCCTGTAGCAACAGAAATTGGATTTGATATAACTGTAATTCTTCTATAATCATTAACAACCGGAAAATCTCCGCCGCCTTCAGCATAATCCAACCTACTATTTATCATCACATATTTAGCCCCCAATTCATATAATGGGTCTGATCCGTGGCCGTTTATTGGGCTAACTATAGCATATGCTGAAGCGTTTGTTCCGGTTGAATCTGTTATACTAACATTAGCAATCTTATAATTAGTACCTGTTTCATTTGTGTTAATTGAAATAGATGTAATACTGTTGGAAGAATTTAAAGTATATGATGAAATTGACGCTCCGGTTCCTTTTCCTTTTATTGCAAATGATGCAAACCCGGAATAACCAATTCCTTGATTTGCCACAACAATATTATCAATAGTTCCAGGAATTGCAGTATCTACAACATCTGCATTTACATTAATTGCCATGTAATTAGCTGTTAGAAATTTTAATATATCCGAATCTGTTAATGAATACATATATTTCCATCTGTAACCATCTGCTGTTTGAAATATAGAATTGGTTCTCCCAGAAGGTTGCACGGTTGATACTGCACCAAAATTATTAGAAATACATTTGTATACGTTATAATCGGGATTTGTTAAAACGTAAAAATTACTATCCAATAAAGTTTCTTGCGTATTGTCATACTGAGTATATACAACACCTATTGTATAATCATTTCTTTTAATTACTAATTTTACATCCGAACCCACAATTCTTTTTGCTGCTACAGAATCTGCCCAGTAAATATATTCTTGGTTTAACGTATTTACTGGATTGGTAGGTGTGGGTTCAGTTGGCCATGCTTGTGGACGGCCAATAATTAAATAGTAATTACTAGTATAACTACTTGCAAAATTTACTGCGTTTTGTATACTAAAATTGTTTGTAACAATCTGTGCCATTAAAATATCCTGTGTCTTTTATTATTTATTACAGATAATTAAATATAACATAAAGCATATCTGTAGTAACTTTTAAATTAGTTACTCTGCTATTCGAATATGTTGTTAAACTTGCAAGTATTACATTAGAATCTGATGTGATACCAAAGTAATCCCAAACTTCAGACTGCCCTGTTGATTTAGAATTACTAGATATTTCGTTGTTTATATCAATTTCGCCAAAAACTTCTGTTCCTGCTGGATGAACTAGTTGTGAGGCTGTTTTATCCCATTCCGCAATTGAAATATCGCTTTTTACAACATATGAATATGGTTGATAAAATAATTTACTACGATCAGTGCTATTTACAGCTGGTCCGTGAATATATACTAATTCTGATAGTTTACCTTTATTATTTAACCAATATCCGGTAGATTCTTTTAGAATGTTTATGTTGGCGAATAAATTTGCCGGTTGAGTATATCGTATGTTAGCTTTTAATTCAATTTCAATTGAAGGATTTATCTCAGGCGTGGAATAATCAAACGTAAATCGTTTACTGTCTAACACATATTTAACAGATAACTCTTTTTCTAAAATATTTGGTAAAGACGCAAAATAGATATTTGCATAATTACCTTTAGTTAACCCATGCGGAAAAATCGATGTGTACGATCCAACTCCGTTTAACAAAAGTACATTACCAGATGTAATAGATGTAGGCGTCGGAGATGTTATAGGGGCAGGATTATACCCTTGTGCCGAAGCTTCGGAGCTTAAAACAGGATATACTTTAGAAGCAATAACCTTAACACTTTTAATTTTTCCCGAAGCATCAACCGATTCTATTTTGCAAATGCCGCCGCCATCCACATTTATAACTGTTCCTACTTCATATCCAGCTACACCATCAATAATTTCAATTTTGGATAATTGCGGGACAGTTCTTGCGGTGATAGTAACCAGAGAAGAATTTAAATCTATTAATTTTGTACCTACAATATCTTCTCTGACAAACGTTCCTTTTATATTTTCAAGATGTAATTCATAAATTTCTACAACGCCCTCAAACAACCGTAAAACATTATTCACCACCGCGGTTGCTTTAGATGTTTGGCCGGTAATCTTAGTATTTTTAAAATCAAAAGGATTGCCTGATCCTAGTTGGCCAGGGATTACTTTTATGGTTCTATCTTTTCTCCATACTCCATCGGAAGGTTTTAGTACCGATTCGCTAGGATAGTAAAATTCCGCCTTAGAGTTAAACATTGCACGAAAAAGCAATTTATATGCTTCTTCTGTACCTTTAGTTTTATAAATGTCTCTAAAATGTTTAATAAACGTGCGTTTGTCTGTAACAATGTTTCGTGGAATATCATTGCCATAGTTTACAAAGAACTGTTCAATTAAATCATCGGACGTATAATCACTATCTCCATATTTTCTTGCATTTTGTAATACTTCTTGCGCACCTTTATCTTGTTCTAAAAATTTATAATACGCCTCTAAAAATTTTACAAATGTAGATGTTGAATCAGCTCTAACAAATTTTGCAATTTGATTAGATAGCGTAACAACTATCGCATTACTCACTTCAACTTGCGTAGTTGATAATACTTTAGTTACAAATACTGTATTTGTAATTGCTGGGTGTTGCAATCTATCACCAGCAATAATATCATTAGTATCTCCAACCGTAACAATTTTTGACGACGCAGTTGTTGATATTGGTTGTACGTTTATAACATCATATTCGCCTACCCGAATAAACTCGGGTATTTGTGCTGCAAATATTTTAGATAATTTTTCTCTTATTCTACTCATATTGAGATTACATTAACTGTAAGTCCTGGTAATCGATTTGAATCAATATTGGTGGAGCTATCATCTAATAAGATAATTTGATTTTTACTAACATTTACATCTAGATATTCATCTTGCACGGTTGCCGTAATTCTAATATCTGAAGTTTCTGTTGGGTATCCTAACAATTCTAAACTGTCTATTGACAATTCGCCGGTACCATAATTAATAGATCCATACGCAGTATTCAGTAAAGTGTCATTAATTGCATCAATAAGTTGTACTGTACCTGTACCAGTATTATTTGGTACAGAATCATTTGGAACGTCTTTAATTTTTGCAACCAAAGAATTCCCTTTATAATTTACTGCAAAACTTGTGCTTGTCAAACTTCCCGGGACTAATCCATTTTTAAAATTAATTGTATCGCCCAAAGTATAAATGTTTAATTTACTATTTAAAATGGGTGAAATTCTTCTTTGTAATTTTACAGTCATTAAATTACCAATGATATATTCATTTACATTATCAATATTTCTTGATAACTTTGAAAATACAAAATCTTTATCAAATTGTTGAAGATCAGTTGAAAAATAGTTTTGTATTTCGTTAACAACTAAATTTTTAATATTTGTCGAAGATAAGGAAGTTTTTCCGGCTTCATACTTTACGTTAACTGATAAATTTATATAAAAATAATCAGGATCAACAAATTCTGGCATTATAGATAAAACTTGTTTGTTTTGTAAAATAATATTTTTAATGTCCGCCTTTACCCCTTCGGTAATAGCATACCCCTCATATGGATTTAATGAAATTATAACTTTTCCATACATTGGAGGAACATTATCTTCCCCGCCCCAAACAGATACAGATTGAACCAATGGATAATTTTTTGATATAATTGCTTTATAATCGTCGCCTGTAACTGCTCTATTTGATGATGAAGAAAATTTAGGTGCTCTAAACTTAATACTATTTATATCTTCTCTTTCAAGGCCACCTCTTGAATTTGTGGCCGCAATTATTGTTCCAGAAACTGTTCCGCCGCCAATACTTGTTCCGCAAGTAAATTGTTGTGAAAGTGTGCCTGCAACATTGCCTATGGTTCCATTGGTTATGAGGTAATTTATAGTTATTAAATTATTTCTTGCCAATTTTTTACCAATAACTCCGTCACCAAAGTAAATTTGATATAATCCGGAAGGATTTTCTTCAATAAAAAATACTGTGGATTCGCCGTCTATATTTAAAGTATCTTCAGTTAATGTATATACAGTTTGTGTAGAATCCGACACAGAATTTTGAACTACAACTTGAATTGTTGTTGTGTCAACATTATCATTTGGAATAGTATATTTTTCTAAAGGTCCAGGGGTTTCAACACTATAAACATACTGTAGAGGAATGCCTTCAACAATCTCAATGTCTTCAAATGAATAAATTCCATTTACAGGTTGTATTGTTTTTGCATCCAAATTAACGAATGTTAGTGTAGACTCATTTACAAAAGTTGTAAATGGAGTAAATTTATCTAGAGTTAAAAAATTAGGAGAATTTGTTACGTCAGTTACTGTAAATGATATTGTAGCTCTTGCACCAATTGCTGATACCGGAGTATATCCCAAATGTTTTGCGATAGAAACAGCAGATGCACGTTTGACCGCAGAATCTAAAAACATATCATTTATAACCATACTTGCTAAATACGCATTGTAATGAGTATTATATGACAACACATCTAATAATATAGATAACCCAGATCCTTCAAAATCAAAATCTGTAAAGTAAGGCGCGCCATCAGTATCGGTATAATTTTTAAGGAAATCCTTTAAATTGGATTTTATAGTATCGAAATCTAATTCCGCTATTCTTAAATTTGCCATTATCTTACTCTACTAATTGTTGTTGTTACTGTTATTGGCAATGCAACATTACTAAGGACAAATGTTACTTCTATATCAAGTGCATTGTTATCGGAATTATCTAAAATTTGAACATCCAATATTGATGCTCTTGGTTCAAATTTTTCTATTGTATTTCTTATAGATCTTTCAATTGCAACAATTGTAGAAGGCATAAGATTTTCAAACATTAACGCACTTACCTGACTACCTATCTCTGGATGAAACGGTCTTTCGTAATTTTTTGTTAATATTAGATTTTGTATAGATGACTTTACCGCATCCGCGTTTTTTCTAGTAAGAATATCTTTAGAATAAGGATGGGGAGAGAACATCAGATTTATATCTGTGTATCTTCGTACGTTTCTAGTTGTAGTAGCCATTTTTAATATTTATTATAATTTTATTGCTAGATGATCGAAATAATAAATAACATCCTTTTATTTATACCAATTTTACGAAGGCATTTCTTCGACCCGGGGCGTCTGCACTATGATTTGCAAGCGTACCAATTGGCATCGGAGATTTTGCTCCATTTGATGCAGCTGCGACATGAATCCAAGCAATCGTTCCAGATGGTCTTGATGCATATTCTAGTAATACCTGTTTATATGGAACATTATTTTTAATCCATTCTGCAATACTATAGTAATCTGAGAATGAATGGGATTTAAACTGTAAATCTACTGCTTGCCCTAAATTGTGATCCGAATTAGATGGCCTTGATCTAAACCCGCTTGTTATTACCATATCTGGATATTGATCTTTAATTTTATCAAGCACATTAACTGAAAGATATTTTAAATTGCCAACGATTTGTGCAGCAGTTAATCCATTTTGAGCTTGTACCGCATATGAGGTTGCGGATGCTTTGGTTGACACATCTCCGAGGTAAATATATTTTGATAATTTTAATGAATCTGGGAAATTATTGTAATTCTCAAATTCAGAAGAATCAACTGTTATAGGTTTGCCCGTTGTTGCAGTATTTGTATCTGTTTCTGATCCGGAAAGAGATTTTATTGAAGAATTAACCTCACCTGACTCCAAACGCTTTTTAGCAAGATCCGCTGCTTCAGATTCCAAACTATCTCCAAGGAATATGCCCGCCGGGGCATCTGGTCTAGTTAAGTTGGATTTGCCAGAAACTGTTGCAACTGTTTTTTCCTCGGGCGGAGCATATACCGGTAATTTTGTAGTAGATATAGTAGCTGCGCCCATTTTTGTTTTAACAGTTACGGCATCTAATAATAATTCTAACCCACCTTTAATACTTGCAGTTGATGCTGCCCCAGACTGTAAAGCAATATCTTTGCTTGCCTTAGCTGCAAATGCACCCGATTTGGCATTCATAGTAATACTGCTACCCTGAATATTGACGGGCCCGTCACTTGTTAATTCTAAACTAGATTTTCCAGAAACTTTAATATCTTTAGCAACAACTTGAACAGTTTTTGCAGATTGTACTAAAGTTGATCCGTTGCTTGTTATATTCAAAGCACCATTTACTTCGATGTCTGCATTATTTTGTACTAAGATTTTTGTCGGTCCTCCTACTGTTAAATTGAGTGCACCTTTAACATATACATATCCATTATTATCGCATACCTCGTAACTGTCGCCAATTACTTTTTTAACCATTGTACCATTTATATCTATTTCAATATAAGTACCTTTTTTATGGTAAATATGAATTCTTTCAGCATTTGGACTTGAATCTAATTCAATAACGTGGCCCGCTTCAGTTTCAATTACTTGATTATAAGGATACCGTGCATTATAAGCTGTTGTAGGTTCGGACCAATTACTTCCGCCAGATGCGGTGGGTATATCTTTTTTACGGTAATATTCTTTTGTTTTAAAAGATTTGTGAGATGTATCTTCTGTCGCTAATTTATTTGTATCCGGCAACCCAGCATAATCAATTTTTGGATAAATTTTATTCGGATCGCTAAACCCTCTTTGTGAAGCAAATGCTGGATCGTTCAAAGGGCCTGCGGGATTTTGAGTGGGATTTGATGGGTGCGGCAACACCGAAGGAATGTCTAGATCAGTTGGTAATGTAGGTTCCGTATTTGCATTATCTAATTTTAATGGTTGCCCGTTACCATCATAAACCACAGCACCAAACGATGTGGTTACAACATTGCCTGCTTTAACTTCTTCATTTATTAGTAGTTTTTCAACGGTGGGGGTTTTATCCGGTTTTCCAGCAAAGGTTCCCATCATTACAGGTTGTTGTTTTTCTTCACCATCTAAAAACCAACCTACGACCCAAGTTCCTTCAACTGGTCCTAACGGAGAGACACCGACGCCTGAAGTACTTGCAGACGTAATTGGCATCATAGGAGTTGCCCACGGTAAATCGTTTGTAGGTAATATACTAATATCATCTGTGTGATATCCAAATATCCTAACTTTGCATCTACCTATTTTTTCAGGATCTTTTCTATCTTCAACAATCCCTACCCAAAAGTTAAAATTTTGATTTAAATATAAATTGTTCATAACATTATCTCGAAGAATTTCTTAGGTAATCTGTGGGGGATCCTGACAATGAATCCCGGACAACTTCCATTGTTATCATATGTTTTAAAAAATTAATTTTATGATGAATAGAAGTTATTAGATAATTCCCAGAATATCGTGAATCTAAATGCTCAGACGTTATATCTGATTCATCTACGGGCGACATATCTGGAAATTTAATTTCTATTAATCTGCCTGCTTCAACATCTGTCCTGCCGTATATTGAAATATTCAGCTTCAACGAATTAAGTTCAAGTAAGTTTGATAAACGATTACCATACAATTCTCCCATTCTATCGTTAAAATTATTTTCAATTCCCGTATGGATACTAGATGCCGACGGATATACTTTAGTGTGACTGTTTAAGTTTCTAACAATATTTTCCGGTTTAAATAATGGTATAGAATTTTTACCAGAAAGATGTTTATAGGAAGAAAAGTTACTAACGTGATCGTAGTCCGTAATTGTTCTTTGTTTTTTAAATATATCTAAAGATACTAATTTACTTGCAAAATATCCATTGTCTAGATTATCCAAATAATCCAATCCATTTAGTATTTGTACCGATTGGATTAATGCCATTTTTTCTACAGTATCGTCAGACGGACCTAGTACGCCTGTTGCCTTATACTCATATCTTCCTATAGATGCTTCTTTGTCAAATATGTCTTCAAGA